AAATAAAGGTTAACGCTACATAAAACCAATGTTGTAACTAAAATGAGCGTTTTTGTTACACTACCTAGCGTACAAAAATCAAAGTTTTCACTTCCAATAAATGTCTTAACGTGGGTTTTATGTCATTTGGTTGGCGGGACCCCTTGTTGAAATAGCAAAAGCAATTTAATTGCAACTCCATATCGCTTAATACAAGGGGAGGATTAAAATAATTAATAAAAAACATTGGATGCGTGCGGATGTCTTAGGATGTAATAATCAAATATGGATTAATGATAACAGCGGAGCGGTTTATCACAGTAAACGAGACAGCAAACGATGGATGTGGAGAAATAATATTATCAATGCAAATAGCGTGGATGACGCTGAAAATATTATGAGATTACTTGAGTTATGCCCCACAAATCAGAAAAGAATGTTTTTATGTTTGATGAAGAAGTAACTCTTCCTTAACTAAACAGCACACCCAATTGTACGGTCGAAGTTGGGAAGAGTTACAGGGGTAACAGGCAATATACATGTTATGAATCAAATACGAGATATAGAATTAAAAGCCCTAAACTGGGCTTTTTTCTTTGCAGGAATTCCCTAACCATCATGGAATATTGTCACTAGGAGGTGTTGTGACGTTATGACGGACGAAATTGTTTATTCTGCTAGTGAAGTGTATAAAAGGCTAGGAATAAGTGATAGCACCCTTAGAAAGTACATGGAAGTATTGTCGCGAGAAGGATTCGCAGTGAAGAAGAATAATCGTGGCAGACGCCAGTACACAGACAGTGACATTATGGTGATTGAGAAGCTAATTGAGCTTAGTAAGCATGACGGTATGACGCTAGAGAAGGCAGCGAAGATGATTGCGCAGCAAATAGAAAAGGTTAATCCGGATCTAATTAAAGAGGAATCTGAGGAAACGGACTTAGTGCCATTCCATATTAAACAGCAATTACAGGAACAGTACAGCGTTATGGCGCAAGAAATGAATCAGAGTATGTTAGCGATGGAGAAACGATTAAGTGAGCAGGCGAAGCAAAGTAACGAGGAAATCAAGGCGAGTGTAGAAGCGCATAATGAACGAGTGGAAAAACGATTGGAAGCACGGGATGAGACGCTTATGAAGACGCTACGTGAGATGCAGGAAACGAAGAGATTGATGCAGGAGTTTCGGGATGAGGTTGCTGCTGCGAAAGAGAAGAAAAAGCCTTGGTGGAAGTTCTGGTGAGAATCTAATTCCTTAAAATAGTAAAGCCCTACACAAAGTAGGGCCTATTTTCTTGCAGAAATAATTTTATAAACTCATACCTATTCTCGACTTTTCTTTACTTCAAGTACTTGTTTTACAGCATTTCTTACTAGATTTTGTTTTGGTGCAGGTAATGAGGCAACTTTTTCTTCGATTAACATATTAATAACTTCATAAATTTTCATATCTTCAATTGTAGCGAGTGTTGAAATTGCCGTATGTGTTTCTAATGAGACACGGAAAGATTTCGGCAACTCTTTCGTAGTAAGTTTTCTCTTAGGCTTTTCAAAGAGCTTGCCCTCTTCTGAGTAAGTTCTGTCTTGCTTTTCCTTTTCCATGTCAGTATGATCGCTTTGAATAGTTGAATCTGAACTTTCGGTAATAGGCGTCAAAGTCACTACAAAAGAATTACTCTTATTTTCCACAGGTACCACTCCTATTTAGTATTTGTAAATAATAGCGATTTTCAAAAAAGATACATGTATCTTTAGATACAAAGATAAAAAGATACATGAAGAAAAGCTATGAGGACGGGATTTCCTCATAACTACTTGTTATTAGAAGTTATATTTTTAAGTATACGTTGCTCGCGCTCGGTTAAATTATTAGCGATGTAAAACTCTAAAATTTCATCAATAAATTCGTAATTCTTCATACTCTTCATCGTACAAATAGTTTTAATTTTGCTAAATGACTCAGGAGTTACTTTTATGTTTTTTCTATCTTGTGCTGTCAAAACCTTCTTTTGGGGTGTAGTGTTGTTATTTGTACTCTGAACATTTCGCTCTGTATTAGCAGATTGCGTTATCTTCGGTTCTTGCGGTGTTTCCCTTTTGATTAAAGCCACTTATGTCAATCCCCTTCCCTAACTTAGTAAGTTTATTTTCTACGAAATACTTTTGTGTATATCTATATCCCGGTTCAATATCTCCCTCAGTTTCGAAAAGGTGAATTCTTTCTTCTAACTCACAGAAAATATCGCAGAATAAAGCTAGCATTCTCTTATCATGATGATCTTCAAATTGTAACCCGATTCGTGGATACCATTCTAAACGTGCATGGTTGTTAATAATCGTAGTAAACACATTTTCTTCACCAAAAGTAGCGATTGTACTTTTAACGATTTCCTTGTGTAAAGCACGCTTTTGTTGGAGTAATACAGGAAGTACTCCAGCAACTTGCATTTTTACGAGTGAACCAAAGTCATCAACTAATGTTTGGATGTATTCAAAGATTAAACGTTGGCTTCCTTCGTATGAAAATTGTTGAGTTTCTTGAACAACAATAATGTAGTCGCTTGCTACCATCGCATTATCCACTTTTAAATCTGTTGAAGGCGGAATATCGATGAATATGTAGTCGTAGTTATATTTAATTTTTTCTAGCAATCTAGAAAGGTAAAAAGTTCTGTCTTCAACTGTATTGAATGTTTCAATTAAGAAGTCAGCATATTTCCTCATGTCATATCCGCATGGAATCATGTCTAAGTTTTCATGCAGATGTACAATCCCTGATGATAAGTCTCCTTCTTCAAGACACTTCATTAAAGTCTTTTGCATTTCAGTAATGTTAAATGATTTCGCTAAAAATGTTGTACCGTTCCCTTGAAGGTCAGTATCAATAAATAAAACTTTCTTATTAAAGATTAAAGAAGCCACAAGAGATTCCATACACGAATCAGTTGTTTTTCCAACTCCACCTTTTTGTTGGGCGTTGATTATGACGTATCCTTTTTTCACAGGAATCGCTCCTTTTAAATTTGTAATATAATTGTAACAAAGGATAAATGTATCTTTTTATCTTTTTATTTTCGAATTGATAATAACACGTGCTTGTACAAAAAGTAAAAGGATAAATGTATCTTTTTTTATGTTTAATAGATTAACCTTATTTTTCGTGTACATAACTTTTAATAAAAATCCTATAATACCAATGATAATTGATGTATCTTTTTATCTTTCTATCTTTTTATCTTTGTATCTAAAGATACACAAAGGTATACAATGTATCTTTGTATCTAAGGATAAATGTATCTTTTTATCTTTGTATCCTTCGTTTAAGTTAACAAGATGGCATAAACCCACTTATAGAGGTATTTACAAACAAAAAAGCTTGTTGTAACGTAATAAACAACAAGCATCATTCTACAAATCTAAACAGAATTTGATATTTTACATAAATGAAGATCAAGAAGATCGATAAAACAAAATTTAAAACAATTGAATATGAACACAAAACAAAAAGCCACTCCCGTATGCTATTGGCGCCAACCGATAGCGGGAATGACTAGCTCTAGCAAGTGTACCACCACTTGACTAGAAATAAACTGTATTCAACCACAGTGTTAACGTTTAAGTAGTGTACCACCACTAACCTTAAACAACTATGCCTTTTCACGAGGCTTCTTTGATATACCCATTTTATCGATAGTTTGGATAAATATCAACTAGTAAATACTAGTTTTGATTATTTTGTAGTCCAAAAGATATATAACGGGCATCTCTAAACCTAGAAGTCTTGTGAATGTACAGGCTATTTAGGAATTGGAGATGCCTTTTTGTTTTTTGTTCGCGTGGAATTGCCTGAAACCACGTAAATAAAAACTGATAAGCCGTAATTCCGTGCTGCTATCCATATAGGAGGAACGTGTTACGTGCGTGGCTAGCTGTTGGTCGTGCAGGGGGTACAGAGTATGCGCCTACAAAAACAGCACCCCTCATTGGAATCCTGTTCTTCTGGTGAGGGAGGGCGAGAACTTGCCCAGGGACGATTCTCTAAAAGGTTCGGGTGGTTATCGTTAGCATTACGGTGCTAGGGAGTACATTCAGTTTGTCGTGTAGGGACGATATTACAAGGACAAGCCATAGAAAAAGGATGTATGCGGTGAAAATCGCTGAGTGAACAGGGTCTATACATACGGATACCTTATAAGTGACCGCATGGCGAAAACAAGACGCTTATCCATCTATTTTGATTGATTACTTTTTTCGTGATCTTTCAAAGTAGGGGATAAATCTGCCTTCCAGCCGTGTTCCTTAATCGTTCCCACATGATAAAAACCTTCAAAACTTCCAGTCAAGCTTAATTACGAAGAAAAGATGGAAAACATGAGATTGTTTAAGATCTAGGGGAATGACTTACTAAGATAGAGGAATAAATAAAGGATTTACTACTTGCTTGGTTAGAGGATAAGGGGACGTTTGGTAGAATAGGCCTTATTGTAGAATTTGGTTTTACACAACGGATATAGTACGTGAAATTTAATAAGCAATTTATCTGAAGTTTTTTATTGTAATTTGTATACTAAGGGTACAAGCGATACATGAATTGGTTTAAATGAAGAAATTTAAAAGTTTTTTCAGATAATGTAACATATCTATTCAGGTTTTAAGGGGTGTGTATGGTATAATGAAAACATCCCATCGTAGTTGTGTACGATGGGATGTGAAAGGTGGTGAGTATTATGGATACAACAACAATTATTGCGGTTTGCGCAATAATTGTTGTTGTACTAGGCATGATGTCATTGGTAGTGACTGTCCTAGCGGCCCACATAAACTCCAAAAAGTAAAAGTAATATTTTATCCAAAGTCTTTCAGTGTTGGTAGCACTGGAAGGCTTCTTTTTTATCTTTATCTTTATCTTTATCTTATCTAAAGTATATCATGCAATATAACATAACTTCAAGCGCAGGGGTGGTGTGCATTAATGAATAATTTATATTAGTTAAGTTTCATAAAGAAAAGACACTCTAAGGTGCCCTTATAATTTATTTTAATTTTGTATATACTTCAATGAATTCTTTTAAACGATCTGTAGTGTCTAACGCTTCTAATCTTCGTGCCCATCCCCATTCTTTTACTAAAAACGGTTCTCCATGCCATAAAATTTCTACATCACGACGATGACGAGAATCCCAACTATCCGAAGACTTTACATAGTATGCATCACTAGTTACTCGTACAATGGCAAATACATTAAATTTCGTCATTTGGCCAGTTCCGATAACTATAATATCATGCGGGATAACTTTATCATAAAATCGATCAAAGAATGTTTGGATTTGACCCCAACGACGTTTTTTTTCTGCATTTTCATCTAAATCTTTAAATAATTTACTTTTACCAGCACTACTTAATTTTCCATAATCAAGGTTAATTCCGTTTTCATCTAATGCTACAAAAGGTTTCTCGTTATTCATAAAACGTTCCGCCCATTCTTGATAAGTCTTCATTAAATAAACATTCATGATAATACCTCCATTAAGTAATTAGTAAAAATAAAAAAGTTACTTAGTAAACGCCTTTAAATCAATGTTTATAAGTAACTTGGATATTTGAGATTATTATAATAAACATTGATTTAAAAGTAAAGTAAGTATTTATCGACAAATTACTTAATGAACGCATAAAGAAAAGACACCCTAAGGTGCCTTCCTCCGACTTGAGCCACTTTAATTTTAATAATATGTATCTCGCAAATATAATTTTACCATATTTATGTATATCGTTTATTGAGAAAAAAAAAAGCACTCTTTCGAGTGCCTTCAACTATTCTACTTTTAACTTAATCTCTTTACCCATCATACCGCCACGAGCTTTTAATACTAAGCCTTGTGCGTCAGCAGGAACATCAAAAATGATTTTTCCTGTTTGAGTTAGTCCAGGGTTAAGTTGTTTTAAGAAGAAATCAGATTTACCGCCGTTACCTACATCGAAAGCCGTTTGAGCTTGTGTAGAATATTTAAATTCACGATCTTGATTATCAACTAATTTGAAGCTGTTAGCATCGACAGTGATAGCGTCTTTTTGGTTGTTAGTGATAGAGATTTCTACTACTTTAAACACACCTTGCGCTTTTTCACTTAAGTATTGGCCACCTACTGAATCTGTTGATTCAACAGAACCTACAGCGATTTTAACTTTAGAAGATTCACCCTCTTTAGAAAGTTCCTTTTTAGGCTCTTCTTTCTTTGGTTCCTCTTTTTTAGCTTCGTCTTTCTTAGGCTCATCCTTTTTTGTTTCCTGTTTAGCCTCTTGTTTTGGTTCAGTAGAAGCTGTTTTAGTATCTTCTGTATCCTTGCTGCTATTACCATAAGCTCCGAGTACTACGATAACAACGATAACCCAGAACCACCATTTTTTGTAGAACGGTTTTTTCATTTTTTCTTTCCTCCAATTATGTAAAATGTAAGATTTCCGAGCTTATCATAGCAAACAATCCATCATAATATTGTCATATTTTGTCGAATGAAAATAAAAAAGAGAGCCGAAGCCCTCATTGGTTAATATGGTAAAATTATGTAAAATTTTACCTCTTTATTTTGGAAATGATTTCTTTTACTATGGATTCAAATACAATATCTTTAATTTGAAATATTGAGCGCTGCAACGCTCCGTATTTTGTTTTAGAATCTTCAATAGAGGATTCATATTACCTTGATGTTTAAAGGTGTTTATACGTTAAAATAAGGAGTGTGAGACCTACATAAAATACTTTTTCACCAAGTATGTATATTCCACTAAGAGGTTTAGTGCTTTCTTTTGTGGTTCTGTGTCTAGTTTAGAAATTTGATCTAATATGACCTCGACTTGTGGTGGTATCCGGTATTCTCTGCCGACCAGATTGTCCAGACTAATGTTATATAGATCAGCAATCTTGATTAGAGTAGAAACGTCAGGTTCAGATCTTCCCGCTTCCCAATTGGTATATGTTGAACGAACAACATTAAGATGGTGAGCAACATCATTTTGAGTAAGTTTGTTTTTCTTTCGAAAGTATATAAGTCGTTCGCTAAGCAATGACTATTCACCGCCCTTTTTTATCTGTGACAATTATAAGCGAACGAGCAAAGTAAATGGTATATATTTGGATAAAACGATTAATTATAAAACATTTTAATTTTAAAAAGATTAATTTTGAATCATGATAAAAATACTTAGAACAAAAGTTCGATTTTATGGTAATATATGCATGTGAGGTCTTCAAGCGTTCCATGCATAATTGCATATTTTATTTTTGTATCGCTTGAGAAACCTTGATAATAAGGGATTTCTTAATTTTCTCAATAATTGTCTGATAACTGCATGACTGAAATTTGCCAAAAATGTGATATTATGAAAACAAATAAAATAAACGGACGTGAAAAAAGACCCACGGTGTAAGTAGTGCTGGTAACACTCTTACACTGCCCCCTAACCACACTAGGGAACATTGTCGCGGATCTTGTACATACATATTATAACACAACTTAGAGTGAGAGTGACACGTTTTCCTTTTATGTAAGAAAATGGGGTTTACGTGTCTTTTTGTCCACGAGGAGGACAAATAATGCAGAGTTTATTAAGTAACATGCATGAGGATTTAAAGAGTAACGGGTACACGAATCGTAAATTAGCTAAACGATTCGATGTTAGTCACACAACTGTGAACAGTTATTTTAAAGCGACTAGTGAATTTGACTTTATGCACTTTGTAGAATCATTGAGGTTGCATAAACCGAATAACATCAACTATAGAAGAGAATGCGTCAAAAAAATGTTCGAACAATTAACGCCAGTTAATGAACGGGTAGCCATGGAAGTTTTGAATATGTATGGCGAATACGGATTACAAAAACAATTGACCGCTAAAATAATAAACTCAGATAAAACTACGAAAAACGCAAGAATAAATAAGAAAATAGCATCTATTTATGATTTACTTGCTCTGCGACTGTCTGGAAGGATATCTAATAATGACTTTTTTGTGGAGACGGACAAGATGAGGAATTCTTTTAAAACATCTAACAACGAAGCTAAAATATTATCAGGGTTTGCGTTTATATATGCTCAACTAAATTTTGGCGACTATCGAATGGTTTCACAATATACAAATCAATTGAAACCAATGATTGATGATGTTAGTAAAGATACCATTAGAAAATCATATTCATTACGAATAAAAGAAATGGAGTCAATGAGTGCACAAAGAGGAAATGATTTAGAGACTGCGAGGAAATTATGTTTCGAAATTATAAACGATGAAACTAATCCTTATGATTGTATGAAATCATTAGCTTATTGTACATTGGCCGAAACGCATATGATGGATTATGAAAAGGCACATTATTTTTTAGAACAATCTTTCGCCACTCTTCCAATCATTACAAATAAAAAACTTCTTAATCGTAAAGGGTTTATAAAAAACACGCTTGATTTTCTTAATATAGTTCATGAAAAGAATCTTGATAAAATAAACCCGTCGAGTTTAGCTGAAAAAGCACATTTATACGCAAAAATAGGCAGAGAGAAAGAGGCGATTATTATTTTAGAGGGGTTAGAAAAGAAATATGGCAGTCTTTCTCCTTTCCAAAAATACTACAAAGGTCTTGCTACAGGAGATAAAACATTCTTTGAAGAGGCCATAGCAGATTTTGAAAAAACAGGTGATTTTTTCTATATTTCCCTACCTAAAATGGCTTTGAAATGATATAATGAAGGCATACATAAAGGTGGTGAAATGATTGAAATTAAAGGTCATTAAATCGATTTTAGCGATTGCCGCTGTAGCTTGTTTTTCTTTTACAGCAGTAAAAACAGAAGAAACACAACAGGTTGCTAAATCAGAACAACCTGTACTATATATGGAAGCTGATCCCGGTGGGACAGGCGGCTGATTCTGTCGCAACACAACGGGAATTTAATAGATAAAGGAAATGACACTATCAATTGTTGATAGTGTCATTTCTAATTTAAGGGGAATGGAAGCGAATCGACCATGTGGTCAAATGCTTTCCAAAACAGTCTTATAAAAGCTGATACATAAACATTTCGAGGGGGACAACGTATTATGGAGAATTTAGTATCTGAATTATTATTAATGGAGAAGACAGAAGGGGTAAACATTGATCATCTACGTGAAATGCTACTAGAATTATCAAATACAGAAAAAAAGTAAAATAAAACTCCGTAGACAATTATTAGTCTCACGGAGTTTTATTTTTAGATATAAAGCTTTGAATTGTTGATTTAAATAACTCTTTGTTGTCCTCTGATAGTTGGTTGATTAGTTTCATCCATTCGTTAGTCTCTTTACTGATCTCTTCTGTTTCTTTTACTGTTAATTTTTGATGTATTGATCTTCCTAATAAGTAATCAACTGAAACCTCGTATATGTCTGCTAGTTTAGTTAATGTCTCGTAGTCAGGTTTACGTCTTCCTGATTCGTAACTAGATAAAGTGGCTTTGTTCACGTCTAATTTTTCTGAGATGAAAGTCTGTGTGTAACCTTTCTTTTCGCGACACGCTTTCAATCTTTCGTTTAAGTTCATAATTTTATTATTCCCCTTTATAAATAAGATCCCATTGTGTAGTTTGCAATGTTTTGCATTGCAAAGCATTGTTCTTTAATTACAGTATATATACTTTTTGACAACTTTTCACTATCTGTAAAAATATTTTTAACAAAATGACAAAACGGGGTTTACATTTACGAAATGACAACCTATAATGAAATCAAGAAGTTGTCAAAACGACAACGACAGGAGGTGAAGCGGATATGACTTTCGGAAGCAGAGTTCGAGATATTCGCAAGCAAAAGAATATTACTCAAGAAAAATTAGCTAAGAAGCTTGACTTCAGCCACGCTTCAGCTATTTCTTTCATAGAAAACGGAAAGAGAAGATTAGATGCTGAAAAGATACCTACCCTAGCAAATGCACTTGGAGTATCAATAGATGAACTTTTTTTTGCTCAAAATGTTGTCGAAATGACAACATCAAGAACGGAGGGGAAATAAAATGGATCAATTACAAGTTTTAAACGAGAAAGTAGGTGAAACGAATGAATGAAGTGATGAACTTATCAAACGACATCAACGTCATTACAGCAGAAATAAAAAGCTATCAACAAATTGCAGGACAGTCGATATTTGAAATTGGAAAGCGATTAAAACATGCGAAAGAAAATGATTTGATGCATGGTGAATTTGGTAGATGGTGCGAGAATCAACTGGATTTTTCGCAAGAACAAGCAAGGAGATTCATGCGCGCTTACGAACAATTCGAAAATTCCACGACGTCGTGGAATTTAGCGCCAAATAAAATTTTTGAAATGTTATCACTTCCACAAGAAATAGATCGCCAACAATTCATCGAACAACCACATACCATTCCATCAACAGGGGAACAAAAAACAGTCGATGAAATGACGGTTCGTGAGCTTCGGGAAGTGAAAAAGTCCCTTAAAGAAAAGGACAAGCTCTTAGAACAAGCAGAGCACAAAATACAAGAATCACAAAGGGAATTAGAACAAGCAAGAAAATCAGAGCAAGTCGCAATGAAACAACTAGAAAACGTACATAATCAAGAACCTCAAGTTGTTGAAAAAGAGATAGTAAAAGAAGTACCAGTTGTTCCGGATGACCTTCTTAACGAGATTGAAAGGTTAAAAGAAGAGAATCAAGAGTATAAAGACAACGCTGATTTCTACAAACAAAAAGCTGATGCATTATCTAAAGATGCAAACGACATGGAAAAAGAAGAAAAGTCAATGAATTATATTTCCAATAAGAACGTTCATAACCTTATTGCATACATGGACAAGTTCTTAAAAGATGCAGTGGTTTCTTCTCTTATGAGGGGTTCAATAGCGAATTCGAGTGATGCTACTAAAGATTTACTTAATTCGCGTATTCAAGCCTTTCAAGAGTTCATAAATGATTTAAAAATCGCTCAAACAGGCAGAAAAATTAATTAACTGGAGGAATAAAAATGGATCCAATTAGACAATTACCAATCACGCTTAACGAATCAGGGGATTTAGTTATTAAGAGAAGCAACGATGCAATGATTGAAAAGTTATTTGCGTTGGTACAAACGCAATTCGCGAGTCAAAGCAACATGTTAGAAGAAGTAGGTCAAGATGTAGGGAAGCTTGGCGAGGCAGTTGATATGCACACAGAAAAAGTCGAAACGCTAGACCAAACTGTAGGGAGTTTTGACGAAAGACTAACAAAGGCGCAGTTATCAAATGTAGCTTCAAAAATAATCCGTGATGATTTGCAAAAAGATCGTCATCGAAAAGCGCAACAATTTGTAGGAAACAAAGTACAACTCACATTCGAAGCGATGGAAGGCTCGAAAAATGACTTAGAACAAGCTGTTCGAGACTTAATTAAGAAAGACACAACTAAAGTTATGAGACAAATAACGTCCTACTTAAAACAGCAATTAGGGTTGAAATCCATTGACGATATACCGAACTGCTTAGTAAAAAAACACAAACAGCTCCTTAAAGAACTCACATGGAAAAAATTAAATAATTTTACACAAAAAGGAGGTAAGTAAATCTACAAATTATGTAAGAGGGGGTGGAAGTAGCATGGGAAAATTTCGAGTTATAGCTGGAATTAAAAAGAAAGAAATTGATTACTGCGCTATTTATAGCAGAGTTTTCACTAAAGTAACTAATGACAGAACTCAACAAATCGCTGAAACAGGGGCGTGTGATAAAGATACGATTCGAAAAATAGTGTACTACGGAATTAAGTTTGTTAACCAATTAAAAGATATAAATTCATATGAAGGATTGATAGCTAAATTTCAGCTTATTAGTTGGATAAAAGAAGTTATAGGTGAGTTAACGCCAAGAGAATTTATGACTATATTCCCGATATCAAAAGAGTATAAGGGTAAGAAGTTTGGCATTAAGGATTATTACTCCACAATGGAGGCTATAAACGAGATTGGTATAGACACCAAAATCGGAGAATCTGTTTCGGAGTTCTTGTTTAATTACCATGATTGGAATGACATCTTTGAATTTTGCGTCACTTCATTCACAACCATGAGCGAAATTAAAAGAAAAGAAACAGGTAAGGGACTTACGGAAGAAGTCTTCCCTGATCTGAAAACCTACACTATGTGCGAAACTGGTAACAAAAAAATACTAATAGATAACGAGACAGGACAAACATCGGTAGTTAAACAACCTAGACCAAGATACTTAAAAATTATTGACTAGGAGGCAATGTAAATGATGGAAGAAAGCACATTCTCACATTTTATGATACTGGTAATTGTCATTTTGACCGCAGGATTCATTCGTCTGATGGATTGGATAGATAAAAGGTTTATGAAGGATGAAAAGTGATGGATAGACAGCAGCGGGACAAAGAAGAGAAAGCAAACATCATCAAAATGATACGTGATTTAAAAGATAAAGGGTTACATAGAAGTGCATATAAGATTTGGGAAATGCATAAGGAGTTTATCACTCTAGCTAAATAGGACAAGCGTTGTGCTTGTCATCATGATCAGGAGCGGACACCCTTTCCCCTCCACCTCGTTTCTGGTCATGATGATGCGTACAGCATCAAAACAAAATAAAAACCATTCGACTACGCCTAATCGAATGGTTTGAGAAACAACAGATTATTATGTACCTCTATTATATCACAGTCGTTTCTTCTAAGTAAATAAGGAGTGAAAGCCTATGTTAGATAAAAATCAATCGAAAGTCGTCCTTCCTTCATGGGTATGGGAGGGCGTGAAAAACGAAAAAGAAGCGAAATTGAGGGCGATTAAGTACATTACTCATGACCGCTATCCAGGATACAAAATAATTGAAATTCAAGGTGATATAGCGGTATGCCAAAGGGAGAGTGTATGAAATGGCTTGGAACGATGAGGTTAATAAACCTATACATTTGAAAGGCCCACATTTAGGGAAGTTATTAAGGAGAGTTCGTGATTTAGAAAAACGTGGTTACGATCATGTAAGGCCATACCAAGTTCGTAAAAGTATTTGGAAAGATTATAAATATGATATGAACAAAAACTTTGGAAAAGGAAAGTACAAACTATCTGGATACGAAATTGAAACAGAGTATTCGTTTTTGATGATAAAGAAGGTGGATTGAATGAATTTTATTGATAAAAGACGTGGTTTTTTCATCCTAGAAAATGATGCAATTGATAATTGTGATTTAAATGTTTATGAATTTAAAACATACGCAGTTGTTGTCAGGTACGCGAATCGTGATACACAATCAGCATTCCCTTCCTTGACGACTTTAACTGAGAAAGTTGGGTGTGGAAGAAAGAAAATAATAGAATGTATTAAATCCTTAGAGGAAAAAGGATACATCCAAAAGGTTAATAGGAAAGATGACCAAGGTAATAACTTATCAAATATCTATTATGTTCTTCCTACCCCTAGTGTCTCACAGAAACTAGTAGTGTCTGAGGGAAACCATGGTAGTGTCTCACAGAAACTAGGGGTAGTGTCTGAGGGAAACACTAACAATACTAATCTTAACAATACTAATTTAACAAAAAGTAATAGTAATAAGAATCCATTCTCATTCTATGAAAGTAACATTGGAATTTTAAATCCATTCATGGCAGATAGCATAGAACAGTGGATTAAAGATACAAGCGAAGAACTGGTTATAGCTGCTATGGAACGTGCATTAAAAAAACAAGCTAAATGGAATTATGCTGAGGGTATCTTAAAACAGTGGTCTAACAAAAACATTAAGAATTTAAATGATGTGGAAGCTTTAGAATCTGAATATCAACGAAATAAAGGAGCGAATAAACGTGTCGGAATCGATCGGAAGAGTAATGACTCGGATAGTGAATACATCGGCTTGTAATGAAGAAACAGAAGGATATACATGTGATCATTGCAATAAATACATTGCAGCAATAACTGTTGAAGTGCCACAACTACGTATTAAAAATAAAATCCTTCCTACTTGTGAATGTGTTGTGGAACGTGAAGAAGCAAAAATACGTGAAGCTCAAAACTTTGCTAAGAAACGAGAAATAGAAAAGTTGTTTAGTATCAGTAATTTAGGAGAAAGATTCTCGAAAAGTACTTTTGAATCCTTTCTAGATAGAAATGGATCCGAGACTGCTTACAAAATAGCGATGAAGTATGTAAAAACATTTAAAGAATGGAATGGCGAATCATTAATGATTTGGGGAGATCCTGGGAACGGTAAAACTCACCTAGCTGCAGCAATTGTAAATGAACTTTCGAAAAAAGGATATATCGTTGTATTTCAAAGCGTTCCGGAGTTATTGCAACGCATTCGTAGTACGTTTAACAGTGAAAACAAAGAAAATGAAACACAAATTATGAGAGCACTTTTAGAATGCGACTTACTTATATTAGATGATATTGGAGCAGAAAAGACTACGGAATGGGTAGAAGAGAAATTGTTCAATATTATAGATGGCCGATATAGAAAAGAGCTTCCTACCTTATATACAAGTAATCTTCAACCTAAAGAACTACAGAACCAAGTAGGAAAGCGTTCCTATGATCGAATGGTTGAAACAAGCCTCACGGTTGAAAATAAAGCAGAAAGCTACAGAAGAGAGATTGCTAAGCAACGTCTTCAAAGATTCAAAGAAGCGTAAAAGGGGAGAAGGAAAATGTTATTTGACGATGTACAAGCTCCATCTAAACCATATTGCGATATATGCGGTGCAGCAATTGATAACATCGATATACACGAGGTACGTATTGAAGAGAAGGAAATGACAGCTTGCTCAATTTGCTATGGAGATCCAACTGTTAAAAGGATTGAAATGAAAACGTTGTTTGACCTAATAAAAGAGGTTGGCAAGCGTTATGGGTACCGCAAGAGTATACGGGAAGTACAACAGCAAATAGAGGAAGATAAGAATGGTATAAAAATCGATGTGTTTGAAAAAAAGGAAGGGCAATTACTGCGACAGCCAACAGGTAAAAAGATTGAATTTTCATACAAAGAATTACTATACATCTTCAACAAACTACGCTTACAAATATCAGGTCAAAATAACATGGCCTTTGCAATAGCCCAAATATCAGAACGGGGAATTGAAGTTGTAATAAGAAAGGATGACGATTATGTGCGCGTGTAATGGTACTGGAGTAATTCAAAACGGAACTGGAATGGGTATGTATCAATTCGGGCCATGCGTTTGCCAGGCTGCGAACCAGACGCCTGAGGAAGTGGATAGAAAGCGTCATGCCGTTATAGCGAGGATAATGGAAATCCATCGTATGCAGCAGGAAGAGAAATCAGGGATTGCATCGTGAAAAGCGGTCAACTTTCGTTTGAGGATGTCATAGGAACTTTTGATTATGCAGCCACTAGTACTTCAGAAAAGTTCCTACATAATAACAGCCATAACGATATAACGCCTACGTATGAAGTTCACTTCTATGATCAGGAGGATAAGCAGAAAATTGATTGGTTTGAAGTGAAAAGTGAAGATGATGCCATAGCAAAGCACGGAAGAATACAAATTATAAAAACTGTTGTAAGCGCAAGGGCTTTAGCAGAGATTATGAATTTAGATTAGGGGGATTGCAATGAAAAAGGGGATTTTAAGTCAATCTGATTATCAACGAGCTGAAGAAAACGGAATAAATAAGAATACTTTAAGAAATCGTGTTTACAACTGCGCTTGGGATGTTGTAGAAGCCGTAACAACCCCGCCAGGAAAAAAACGCGCTTCTAAAAAAAGCCAATCTGAAATTTGGCTAGAAATCGCAGTAAAAAACGGAATGAATCCCAACACATTTTATAGCCGAATTAATTTAGGGTTTACTCCAGAAGAAGCAGCCACGAAACCAGTTAAAAAGCCATCTGAATTTATTAAAGAAATGGCTAAGTTAGCTGAAGCAAATGGAATTAACTATCAAACATTTCACTCACGGATACGTAATTATAAGTGGGATATAGAATTGGCAGCTACTGTTCCCCCAATAGAAACAGGGAGACGTTGTTGTAACTAATTTAAAGTGAGGAATGTGAAACTTTATGAAATATAGTCCTGTTCCTACTTGGGAAGAATATGAAATCGCAAAACGTAACGGAATAAAGAAGTGTACGGTAGATCAGCGGATTAATGTTTATGGTTGGACTGTAAAGGACGCAATTAGTAAGCCTTTATTCGTTAGTTTAAAAAAACTGTATGCAAAACAATGGGAATTGGCACAACAAAATGGTATCTCATATGATACGTTCTTCTCCAGGATTAAACGTTACAACTGGAATCCTGATGATGCGGCAACGACGCCAGTTTTATCGCCGATAGAATGTACGAAAAGAGCACACTCCAAAACAGATATCATAACGCCGTCACAATACCGCATAGCACTAAATAACGGCATTGGAAAACGAACAGTAAGAACTAGAGTCTTTGTACTTAAATGGGAGATAGAACGCGCTATAACGACTCCACCTAATATTAAACATAGAGCTAAGAAGGAGGCAATCTGAAAATGGATTTAGATCGGTGGTATGCCGAAGAAGAATATGCAAGCACGGAGAATAATTATCTTCCAGTTCCAACTTGGGAACAATATGAAATTGCTAAGAACAATGGTATTAGTAAGTGCAACGTAGATCAGCGGATTATACGAGGTTGGAACATATTAAAAGCTATCACACGACCTGTGAATGAATCATTTACGAAAAAGTACAAGAAAGAACTAGCAATAGCGGAGGGAAACGGGATTGGATATCGGTTATTTCGCCAACGTATTAAAGAATCTTTTTGGAAACCAATTGAAGCTGCGACAGTCCCAAGATTGACTAAAAAAGAAGCAGCAGAAATATCGTCAAGGGTAAGGAGGAAGAAAGATGCAGTATAATCCCGTACCTACTGAAAAAGATTACGAGATTGCAGCGCGTAACGGAATTAGCAAAATGAACGTGTATTTACGAGTTAATAAACGCGGATGGGAGATAGAACGTGCTATAACGGTACCAGTTAGAAAGAAAAAATGCAGGGTAGGAATAAACGCTGGAATGAAAAAACTAGCAGAACAAAACGGAATTAGTCATACGACATTATATAAAAGGCTTAAAAGCGGCATGGACCCTTACGAAGCGGTAACAACACCGAAGAAACACAGAAAATGGGAATCATTAATAAATGTAGCGAAGGAAAACGGAATAAGTACACCTTCATTTTACGGAAGAATCGATAGAGGTATGGATCCATATGAAGCAGCTACAAAACCACCACGAAAGTATAAAAAGAAACAAATCAGCTAGGAGGAAACATGGAGCAAGACGTTTTAATCAACAAATTAATTGATAATCACATATACAAGCTACCGGATGGGCGCGACTTATTTGAAGGGAGTTGCGAGGAACTGGCGGGGTTGCTAAAAGGAGATGGAGAAAATGAGAGAAGCGATTGAAGAGCTTATAAGAGGATTACGTGAATCGGCAGTAGAGAGCAGAAAAGAAGCTGACAAAGCTTTTGATAGTAGGGATTTAGGATTATCGGGATTTCATAAAGGACAGTGGCACACATTAGAAAATACGGCAATCACATTAGAGGATATTTTAGCAGATCACAGGGAGGAAGAAAAATGAAAGTAATGACAAGCTGTAACTACACGTATTGGGAAGAAGCGATTAAAGAGTTTTACAGAAAACAAGAAGCGGAAAGAGGTAATAAGAATGGCAACTAAGATCACTATGTTCACGAAAAATAATTGTCCTAATTGTATGAGAGCTAAGATGTTATTCGCATCTTGTCCGGTAGAAGTCGAGATTACAGAAATTAATTTAGAGACACCTGAAGGTAAGGCGCACCAAGAAATTTTAGGAATACAAACAGCTCCTACTTTTGAATTCGAAAACGGTAAGTTCATTTATGGTTTTGATGAAGGCAAGCTTATGAACGAATTAGGACTGTAGGAGGGATTGCGTGAAGAAAGAAACTGCGGTGCAGGTGCAAAGCGAACTCGATGTAGTAGAGGATGAGATTCGTAAAATGGAATATCACTTGGTTGGATTGAATAACGAGAAACGGAAAACGCAACTTTCCTTGGAAGTTTTGAAGAAACAGAAAGAGAAATTGAAAAGTTACTTATAAGGAGTGAACGGAATGAATTTACGAGTGAAGATTAAGCGAGTGAAAGATGTGGAATTGCCACGATATGCGAAACCTGGTGATAGTGGCTTTGATCTTGTAGCGGCAGAGGACACGATTATCTGGCCGGGGGAAACAAAAGTTGTACAAACCGGATTAGCTTTCGAGATTCCGCCAGGATATGAATTGCAGGTGCGCCCGCGTAGCGGTATGACGCGTAATACAAAGTTGAGAGTTGTTCTTGGAACGGTGGATAGTGGATATAGATCAGAGATAGGTATTATTGCAGAAAATATGGGAGAAGAAGCTTATGAAGTGACGCGTGGAGACAGAATCGCTCAAGGGGTAATCGCTCCAGTAATGACAGCTTGTTTTGTTGAATCAAATGAATTGAGTGAATCAGAAAGAGGGGGAAGTGGTTTTGGGAGTACAGGGATCCGATAAAAGATTTAAAGAGTGTTGCGTATGCGGGGAGGTTTTCAAGACCAAACCGAGTCATTGGGAGAGAAGGAAAGCTTGTAGTAGAAAATGTGATAACAAACGAAGAGAAACGATGTATCTAGGTAAAGATAATCCTAATTTTGAAAATAGAGGAGAAAAAAATCCGTTATTTAAAGGTGGAAGAAGAATAAATTCTCGTGGTTATGTACTGGTTTATCACCCAGAACATCCTAACTGTGATCAGGACGGATATGTGATGGAGCATCGTTACATAATGTCCCTGCATTTAGGAAGACCCTTAGAAGCTTGGGAAGTTGTACACCATAAGGATCATAACAAACAAAATAATAAAATATCTAACTTAGAAGTTATGAGTTTAGCAGATCATACAAGACTTCACAATGAAGAAAAAGAGATTATCAGGTGTGAAAAGACAGGAAGAATATTGGGTATAAACGTCATAGCGCCAGTAATAACAGCGCATTTTGAAGAAGTGGACGAGCTATCAAATAGTGAACGTGGTGTTGGTGGATTTGGAAGTACAGGGATTAAATAATAGGGGGAATTTCAAATGAATATCCAAATTGGAGAAAAATACAAAATTACATCAGACGCTTATAACGTGGTAATTAATCAGAAGTACCAGAAGGAAGCAAAAGAAGGTGAAGAGCCCAAATGCGATTATAAGGCAATTGGTTTCTATCCAAATTTAGAAAAAGCGTGTATAGGGTTACTGGATAAAGATTTAAGGGATAGTGAAGCGACAAGTATTAAGGATCTAATGCTAGAGATTAAGAGTGCTAAGTTAGCGATATTAAGTGGGATTGTAAAGTAAGACAAAATTTGAATTTTGTACAAAAGTGAGGGATAAGGGATGGAACAATGTGAGTATTGTACTGGAAATTCGTATAAACGAAAGCCACTGATGCAAAACGGTAAAGGCGATTATTACGTCTCTATAAACAGTTGTAATTATTTAGAGG